TCTCCATCCCAGTTGGTTGCTGTGGTTGCAAGTGTTGATGTATCTGAGTGATTGACATTTAAGTCTCCTTCACTTCCTGCATCTAATAATAATGAACCATTTTGATAGAAATAAGTTGCATTGACATTTGTTGCATTGTATAGGTCATTTTCTCCCATCTCAAGATTTTCATCTACTCTGAAAGGATCTCCTGCCATAACTATTCCTGCACATAGCAAGATTGCTATAATAATTCCGATTATGTTTATTGTTCGTTTCATGTTGTCAACACCTTCTTCCAGTCTGAGACAGCTGATGTCCCCATTGCTATATACATTTTTAAATTTGCTGTATCAATATAAATATTTCCTACTGTTGTTGGTGCCACTGATGGTGCAACGATTCCTGTTGATACCAATAGTCTTGATTTTTGGTCTGTGACCATATCGTTCCAGTCTGCACTTGTGAAGTCATCTTCTGCAACTTTAGTATTGTCCCATGCCATCTTAATCCACCAGTATTGAAGGCCTTATTCTTATTGTAGCTCTTCTCATCTTTCTTTCATTAATCATTCTTTGGATTACTTCTCTCCATTGTGGATAAGGTTCCCCTTTATTCACTGTTAGCTCTCCAAGAGTATAACTTGTATTAAAAGTATATGTTCCACCGATTGCATAAATTGCGATATAAATTGCTGCTTCGACTTCCATAAATCTTTTTATATAAATAGGTATTTGTAGTTTTGTGATTGAACTGTCTGCTTCATGTGTCTGAACTAATTGGTCCACTATGATCACACCAAGTGCAGGAGTTCCACTGATTTGTGCTACTTCTTGTTTTCCATCCATTCCTAAGACTTCAACCCAATCTCCATCTGCAAAGTCTGTAATGTCTGCAACTGTCATGCTTACTGTTGTTCCTGCCACTGTAGCAGTTGATAGAGTTGTTTCTGTTGTGCTATATTCCATTAATCCATATAAGTATTTAATAAATGTGTTATTTGTTCCTTGCACAAATGTGCCACCTTCAGCTTCTCTGCTTAAAGTCATTTTTCCACTTTGTTTTTCAATATCTATATAAGCTGGTGTTATGCTTGTTGAATCATTAATTGTTAATGCTCTTATACTTAATAATGGATTCTTCATTGTGAACATTCTTGACAAACTATTCCCATCTCTGTGCTCTATTCTTTGAGTCGGAACGAATGCAGTGTTCATCCATCGCTTCATTTCTGATTCAACTATTGCGATCGCTTCATTTATAAGAGTGTTAGATATAAGACTACTTGGTGCTCCACTTGCTCTTCTTACATCTGCGGCTGTTATATATGTCATCTTTTAATTAACTCCTTCACATCTGATTTAATTTCAATAATGTCTGCTTGCATTCCTTTTACCATTACTGCTGTTTCGGCTGATGCTTTTTCACATCCACTTATTCTTGTTTCGATTTTGTCAATCACTTCTATATGTCTTGGTCTTGATTCTGTGTATTCTGTTTTTAACATATCTACATCCGATTTAATTGATACACCGTATGCGACCACTGTTGCTACACAACTTAAAAGGGCTATTATCACCATAATAAGTGCGAATACTCCTTTTTGAATTACATATCCACCATTACCATCAGATTCCATAATTGACACACTACATTCCTCAAAAGGATGCTCCTTTTACTGCCGCATCAACATTATCGTAGTTATGGATCTCTTCTCCATTTTTGATTGCTTCTTTTAAGATTTCTTGTGTTGGATAATCTTTGATAATATCCTCAGCACTTTTCTTGCCCACACCTTTAATAGAGACAAGTTTTTCTTTGTACTGCTTTTTCCGAAACCCCGCATCAACTTCCTTATCTTCTTTTTTCTGTTCATGATCTTCCACCTTCTCTTTAAGTTTTTCAATCTTAACATCTTTCAGTGGTGTTAATGGTAGATTCTTTGCTGATTCATAGGGAATATCACATTCTTTTCCTGGTTGAACTGATTTCCATTCGAATCCTGATGTATAAGTTCCTGTCCTGTATTTTACACTTACCTGATTTTCATTTTTGAATTTCATTTTAGTATTCCTCTACATAAACATCTACTGTGAATGCTTTGCTATCTCCGCCTTGTGCGATAGATAGTGTTAATCTTGAAAATACAACAAATTCAGTATATATATTTCCTGTTGCTGTAAGTGCTCCGCCTGTATATAATGTACATAGAACTTTTGGTCTTACTGTGACATCTGCTGCTTGGTCTGTAAGTGATAGAATTGTTTGGTTTGGATCGTCATCAACTGATGCAATAGAAATGTCTGCTGTATTGTCCAATGCTCCCACATTGCACATAATTGAATGTATCTTTCCACGTACTACATGGTTTGTTGTTACTGATGCTCCACCGCCTGCTGCTGTGGTTCCTTTCATTCTGTATCTTGTATATTTGCTTGCCATTTGTTTTACCTCGTATTTTGGGCTGTATGTCGCCAGTTAGGTTGATATTGTGATCATGAATTTAAATAAAAAATAAAAAAATTATATGATTTTACTCATATATGTATCTACTGATTTTCTCTTTTGCTACCCATACACTTCGAGCTGCTCCTGCGAGTGCTTGAACTCCTACGTATGGAATAAAGTCCTTATCATTTGTTAATGCTTCGGATCTATACACTTCTTTGTTATTAATAAAGAAATGTGCTTGTCTGCTTGAGTCAATCTCAATTCTAAAATAGTATATAGTACTTGCTTTCACAGTTACTCCACTATCCTGATTGACATCTACTCCTGCAATTGAAGCAATACATCTCCAAGTTGTGTCTGAGTCATCAGTTGAAAATCTGAAAAATGCTTGTTCATCATCAGTTGCAATCACTGGTGTGTTTGTCTGTTTTAATCCTGCAAATAATAATGTAGTCAATATTGCTGAATCAGTTTTAATTACTGCTTCCCAACAAGTTTGATTTTCAGTTCCCCATAGGATTTCTGACCAAGCTGTTTGGTCTGCATCAAGATGAGGACATATAATTGTCTGATCATTGTCTGCTCCTGCTGTAACAAGTTCTATTGCTCCAACTGCAATTCCAAACAAAGTGCTTGCTGTAACTGCATGAGTTCCAACAATTTCAAAGTTTCTATTTGCTGCATTACTTGCAACTGTAATCACTCCATTTGCTGCTGCTGTTGCATCTGCATCTGTGAAAGGTGCATTTACAACTGCATTTAAAGCTGGTAGTTGGTTGAAATTCTCTTCAAGCACATATCTCTTTGAACCTTCCACTACTGGATAATTCAAAACGAGTGCTTCGGACATCTCGTAAGGCCCATTAGTATATGGGGGGCTTGCCGGTCCTTTTGGTGTTCTTAATCCTTTTGCCATTTGCATTTCATCTCCTGAGCCTTGACTCATTTTTTATAAGTGTAATTTAAATAAAAAAAATAAAAAAATGGAAAATCTTACAATCTTCCAATGATATAAACAGTTCTTGCTTCATTATCAGTTGAGCCTGGAAGTGTTACCACTCCTGCTTCTGTGATAGTTGCAATTGGTAGGTTACCATCAGTTGCTGCAGTCACTCTGCCTGAAACTATTTTTGAACCATCTATAATGCTACTCACATCGATAGTATCTGCATCGTCTGCTGTTGACGGTGTCACGATAGTATAAATATTAAATCCAACTTGTGGATCTTGAGTAACAGTACAATCATCTATGTCTATTGCTGCCATTTTTCATCTACCTCTCTATGCGATGTTGTCTATGAAAGCGTTGAAACTTGGTGCTCTCATGACCAGTGCTTCATATATTTTTAACATGAATTTACTGCTGTCGTTTGTCTTTGCAAGATCCTCGTATGTCATATCCTGTAATACTCGCATCTCAATAAAGTCTGTGTCCAGGAAAAAGATTTGCTTTGCTCCTGAAGTGTTGCTTAAAAACATACTTGGGATTACCGGGATTGGTCCTACCATAGTCTGTAGTACTAACATTGCAGGAATACCGAATGGTAGTTCTACTCCGCCAGTCAAATCGCTTGGTCTAAAGTTGAAAGTGTCGATCATGATC